CTAATGGAGTAGTTCAAAATGTAAAGCGGTATGGAATTACCGTAAAACAGCTTGAAGCTCTTTTAGAGTCTCAAAACCATAGCTGCGGTATATGTAGCCGAAAATTTTGGGATGAAACCTCTGGACCTAATATTGACCACGACCATTCTTGTTGTAATGAACAGCAAAAATCATGTGGAAGATGTATTAGAGGTCTTTTATGCGCTAGTTGTAACTTTGCTCTAGGTGCCCTTTTGGACAACCCAGACTGGTTTACAAAGGGCGCAAAATACTTACAGTCAGGAACTCTGACTTTTTAACCGAGACAATACATTGGAGAAATTTCATGGCAACACAGAAAGCAAAACCAACCGACGTTACAGGCCGCACCCGTGAAAAGATGGTGGCTGATAGCCTCGAACAACAGCAAGAACGCGCTGCAACCATGTCCATGGCAACTGCCGAGGCTCAGGTTAAGCTAGAAACAGAAGTAATTGACGCAACTATCCCAGAGCGCCAAACAGTAATTGTGGATGAACCAAGCATTATCAGTGATGACGCAGAGGTTGTAATCCGAGTAATTGAGAACATTGAAAACATGACTCTCGGCTCAGGAAATAACTACAACTTCAAGGCTGGTCAAAAGTACAAGGTAACAAAGCATGTTGCGCAACACCTTCAAGAAAAAGGTTATCTAGCTGGAGTAATCTAAGCTATTTACGGCGGAGCGGCGGGCCTTGTGCCCGCTGTTTTCGTTTATACAGATTTTTTTGATATTTACCGCCATTATTAGAGAACTGACTGTGAGGAGTTTTTGTGGCAAATTTGTACGACCTTGCCTCACGAGTTCGCTTAGAATTGGGCGACCAGCCTAAGCAGTTTAATCTTTCTTTTACTGGTGATGGAACCACTAAAGATTACCCTCTTGCTATTCACCCTATTGACACCTACACATTAGTAGTCAGTGTAAATGGAAGCCCAGTGGCTACTCCATCTGGCTACACCGTAGAGCCTGATATCGGCGTTATCCATTTCGTAACAGCCCCTCCAGCAAACTCTATTGTTACAATTACTGGAAACGTTTTTCGCTACTTTACAGATGATGACATCTGCAGATTCGTTAATACAGCAGTAACCCAACACACCTACCAACGTACGAATGGCCTTGGTAGTCAGATGACTATTAAGCTCATTCCAGTCGTTGAAGAGTACCCAATCGCCATCCTTGCAACAATTGAGGCTCTATGGGCGCTTGCTACTGATGCATCTTTTGATATTAATATTCAGGCGCCAGATGGCGTCAACATCCCACGTTCTGACCGTTACCGTCAGCTTACCCAAACGATTCAAAATCGTTGGGAACAGTACCATCAACTTTGCGCCCAACTTAACATTGGTCTATGGCGTATTGAGATGGGAACACTTCGTCGTGTCTCTCGTCTAACTAACAAGCTTGTTCCTGTTTATTTGGCTCAAGAGATTGATGACAGCCGTATTCCAGAGCGCATTTATCTTCAGAATGACCTTATGGGACATGACCCATTCCCTAGCTATGTTGAGATTCAAGACCTTATTCTTTATCAGGGAGATTCTTATTCAGAAGAAGTTGACTTTCCATTTGATATCACAGGTCTTACTTGGGCGGCTCAAATTCGCACATATCCAAATGCCCCATCGGTATATGCAGACTTTGATATTGAAGTAATATCTACTTCCTCATCACTTAGCAAACTTAGACTATCTTTAACAAATTCTGCCACAGCGTACATTCCTCCTCGTGGTTTTTGGGATTTGCGTGCTACAGCTACTAACGACAGTGGATACGAAAATACTTACCTACGAGGTCAAGTATTTACTACCCAAGCTGTTACAGATTCTTTTGGCGCCCTTGATGGAAGTTGGTAATTAATGGCTAGTTATTGCCACTGCGTAGGGAGTTACCACACCTGTGGTATTCAAAATGTGAACCCACAAGGACCCAACGTTGTTTACGTAGGTCAAGGTGGTCCAAGCGGTGCTCAAGGCTTACAAGGCGCACAAGGCCCTGCAGGAGCTGGTGCACAGGGTGTACAAGGCCCACAAGGACCTGCTGGTCCTGGAAGTGGCGCCCAAGGAACGACAGGCTCTCAGGGAGTTCAGGGCGTTCAAGGAGTCCAAGGTCTTCAAGGAGACCAGGGCGTACAAGGTATTCAGGGTCTACAAGGCACTGATGGGGGCGGAGTAACTTCTCAAGAGCTAGCAAACGCTATTGCAGGAGCTGCCCTAAGTTCTACGGATGACCTACCAGAGGGAACCGCAAATAAGTACTTCACAACTTCTCGAGTGTCATACGTACACACTCAAGGAGTCGCCAGTAACACATGGACTGTGGCTCACAATTTAGGGTTCTACCCTAACGTTACAGTTCAAGATTCTTCAGGTACCATTTACGAAGGAGAGATTTTGTACACTACTCTGGACTCATTAACTCTCACTTTTTCAGCATCATTCTCAGGCCAAGCGTTCTTATCTTAAGGAGATATCAGAGTGGCACGTAAATTTTTAACCCCAATTGACCTTGGCAAGCTAGAGCTTCAAAATGCTCGCGTACAGAATCTTGCTTCAGCACCATCTAACCCTGTAGAGGGACAGATTTATTATGACACTTCCCTAAAGGCTGTTCTTACATGGAACGGTACTGTATGGATTAGTGCTAGCCAGGGTACTCAAGGTACACAAGGCATTCAAGGAATTCAAGGCATTCAAGGCCTACAAGGAAATGACGGTACTCAAGGCACAACAGGTGCTCAAGGTACGCAGGGTGAGCAAGGCATTCAAGGAATCCAGGGCATCCAAGGTATCCAAGGTATTACTGGTGCTCAAGGTACAGATGGATACGTAGGTTCTGATGGTGCACAAGGTACCCAAGGTGAACAAGGTCTCCAAGGTAACGATGGAAACCAAGGTATCCAAGGAACTCAAGGACTTCAGGGTGAGCAAGGTCTTCAAGGCATCCAAGGTTTGCAAGGCAATGATGGAGCTCAAGGTCTTCAAGGTGAACAGGGTATCCAAGGTATCCAAGGACACAGCGACCGTTACGCTACCTTCTCAACAACAGACTTCACAATCGCATCTTCTGGTACTGGTGACCTTACAGTTGACCCAGACCTTAATTACTCAGTAGGTCAAGACATTGTTGTAGCTTATGATGCAAACAACCTCATGCACGCAACAGTTACTTCCTATGACCCTGAAGGTGGCGCTCTTGCGTTTAACATTAAGGACTCAGTAGGTTCTGGTACATATGGAGCATCAAGCGCAACTCAATGGTCTGTAAACCTTGACGGTGCCACAGGTGTTCAAGGAACACAGGGTATTCAAGGTCTACAAGGCGAACAAGGAATCCAAGGACTACAAGGTGAGCAGGGTATCCAGGGTCTACAAGGTAACGATGGTACTCAAGGTATCCAGGGTGAACAAGGTATTCAGGGTGAGCAGGGTATCCAAGGTAACGATGGTACTCAGGGAATTCAAGGTATCCAAGGAACTCAAGGAATCACAGGTTCACAAGGAACAACTGGTTCACAAGGTAACACTGGTCTTCAAGGTGTTCAAGGTGAGCAAGGAACCCAAGGTCTTCAAGGCGAACAAGGTATCCAAGGACTTCAAGGAGAACAAGGTCTCCAAGGAGAACAAGGAATCCAAGGCCTACAGGGTGAACAGGGTATCCAAGGTATCCAAGGTGTAAGCGACCATTACGCAACATCAAGCAGCGACACAATGTCTGTTGTTGCATCTCAAACAATTGTTGCAGCAGTAACAACTGGTCTTAGCTACACAGTTGGACAAGACATCGTTGTTGCTTACGATGGTAGCAACATCATGTACGCAACCGTAACCGCTTATGACTCAGTGGCTGGAAACCTAACCTTCTTCGTAAACCGTGTTGTTGGTTCTGGCTCTTACTCAGCCTGGTCAATCAACCTTGACGGTGCAATCGGTATCCAGGGTGTACAGGGTGAACAAGGAATCCAAGGTATTCAAGGCGAGCAAGGCATCCAAGGTACACAAGGCCTACAAGGAGAACAAGGTCTTCAAGGTGAGCAGGGTATCCAAGGCCTCCAAGGTGAACAGGGTATTACTGGAACATCCTTTACCTGGCAGGGTGGCTGGAATGTAGGAACCACCTATAACCAAAATGATGCCGTTTCATACAACGGGTCTTCATATATTGCTCTTACAACTACTGTAGGAGACCAACCAGACACTTCACCTAACTGGAACCTCTTAGCTTCTCAAGGAGTTCAAGGTATCCAAGGACTTCAAGGCAATGATGGTACTCAGGGTGTTCAAGGCGAACAAGGCATCCAAGGTCTTCAGGGCAATGATGGTACACAAGGTATCCAAGGCGAACAAGGACTACAGGGAATTCAAGGAATTCAAGGATTCCAGGGAACTCAAGGTCTACAGGGTGAGCAAGGAATCCAAGGTACTGATGGCCTTCAAGGTGAACAAGGTATCCAGGGAATCCAGGGACTTCAAGGCGAACAAGGTATCCAAGGTATTCAGGGACACTCTGACCGCTACGCGACATCCTCTACAACAAGCCTATCTATTGAATCTACGGGCTCAATTGAACTTAGCGTAGATGCTGACCTCAACTACTCTGTAGGACAAGATATCGTAGTAGCTTACGACGTCAATAACTTGATGCACGCTACAGTAACTGCCTACAACAACATCACAGGCGTACTTGATGCAAACGTAAAGGACTCTGTTGGTTCTGGAACTTACGGAACTTGGACAGTTAACCTAGATGGTGCAACTGGTGTTCAGGGAACTCAAGGCCTACAAGGACTGCAGGGTGAACAAGGTATCCAGGGAATCCAAGGAACCGATGGAACGCAAGGTATCCAAGGTCTACAGGGTCTATCTGGAGACGTTACAACCTACGCTCAAGGCATCACTGGTAATGGTGCAGACACATCATTCCCAATCGGTCATGGCCTAGGTACAACCAACGTACTTGTTGCTATCTACGATGCAACAACAAACGAAGAAGTTGTTACAGATGTAGTTATTTCAAGTAGCTCAATCGTAACAATCCGTTTTGCAGTAGCTCCTACAACTGGACAAAACTACAACGTGGTCGTAAAAGCCTAACTAAATGAGTAAAAAAGCATTAGTACCCGTTAACGTACTTGCCACTGGGGATGACCCAGTTGGCGAGTACGAGGGTGACTTGTACTTTAAATCTACAGAAAAATCGCTTTACGCTTTTGACGGCACTAATTGGAATCCAGTATCTAGCGGAAGCATAGATGGTGGTTCACCAGAGTCTGCATTTGGCGGAGTTAACCCAATTGATGGTGGAGGTATTGTTTAAAAATGGCAACAAGAATTCAAGTACGTCGTGGTATCTCCACCACTTGGACAGCTGATAACCCTGAGCTTGCTCAAGGTGAAATTGGATTTGAAACTGATACAGGCAATTTTAAAATTGGTAACGGAACTCAGCTTTGGAACGCTCTTTCCTATGCCACAGTAACACCTGATGCATTAGCTACCGAAATTGCTAACGCAGTTTCTGGTGCAGCTTTAGGTTCTACAGATGACCTTACCGAAGGTACAACTAACAAGTACTTTCACACAGAATTAGTTGCCGATGCCCTTAATAGTGGCACCAACACAAACATTTCATTTACATACCACTCTGGCTCAAACTCTATTGATGTAGACGTTCCCACAACTCAAGGTACTCAAGGTATCCAGGGTCTTCAGGGAATTCAAGGATTGCAAGGCAATACTGGTACACAAGGTGTAACTGGTTCAACAGGTTCTCAAGGTACTCAAGGTACAGTTGGCTCTCAAGGAGCTACAGGTTCTACAGGTGCACAAGGAACACTTGGTCACCAAGGACTTCAAGGTGAACAAGGAATTCAAGGCATTCAAGGTTTGCAAGGAACTCAAGGTGTTCAAAGCCCACAAGGTATTCAAGGTATTCAAGGTATCTTGGGTGCGCAAGGAACTGCAGGCACCTCTGTTGTAATTTTGGGCTCATATAATACTTATGCCGAGCTACTAGTCGCTCACCCAACAGGTAACAATGGCGATGGTTACATCATTGACCCAGACCTTTGGGTATGGGAAGGCACACAGTGGGTTAACGTCGGAGTTATCCAAGGTAACCAAGGAACTCAAGGTATTCAGGGAAACACTGGTTCACAAGGTACTCAGGGTACCCAAGGTATTCAAGGTGTTGCTGGCTATGTAGGCTCAGACGGAGCTCAAGGTACGCAAGGTATCCAAGGTGTTCAAGGAGCCACAGGTTCTCAAGGCACACAAGGTAATACTGGCTCTACTGGTGCTCAAGGAATTACTGGCGCCCAAGGAACTCAAGGAACAGTAGGTTCACAAGGAACTACAGGTTCACAGGGTATTCAAGGAACACAGGGATATGTTGGTTCACAGGGAACAACTGGTAACACTGGTTCTCAGGGAACTCAAGGAAACACTGGTTCACAAGGTATAACAGGCTCTCAAGGTATCCAAGGTATCCAAGGATATGTTGGAACTCAAGGTAACACAGGAGCCCAAGGTACACAGGGAACTCAGGGTACTCAGGGTACACAGGGAACCACTGGTTCTACGGGAGCACAAGGTACAACTGGAGCTCAGGGAAGCACTGGTACTACAGGTGCACAGGGCATTCAAGGAATTCAAGGCATTCAAGGAACCCAGGGAACTACAGGTTCTCAAGGTACCACTGGAACCCAAGGCAATACTGGAACCCAAGGCACAACGGGAGCTACAGGTTCACAAGGTACCCAGGGAACCACTGGTACACAAGGTGCTACAGGAACAACTGGTGCCCAAGGTACAACAGGTACAACAGGTAGCCAAGGAACAACTGGTAGCCAAGGAACCACAGGTTCACAAGGAGCTACAGGTACTCAAGGAACCCAAGGTATCCAAGGAGTAGCTGGAGACCACTACAGCACTGCTTCTACTACCTCGTTCACTCTTACATCAGGTGGCACAACTACAATCACTATCGCAACAGGCTATCAGTATTCTGTGGGCCAAAACGTTGTGGTTGCTTACAATGCCTCAAACATCGTTTATGGAACAGTAACTGCATATAACTCGTCAACAGGTTCGCTGACATTTAGCAATGACCGTATTGTTGGTTCTGGAACTTACGCTCTTTGGTCTGTCAACCTTGATGGTGCTGTTGGTATCCAAGGAACAACAGGTGCTCAGGGAACCCAAGGTACAACTGGTTCACAAGGCACCACAGGTTCACAAGGTACTCAGGGAACCACTGGACTTCAAGGTAACATCGGTTCTACTGGAGCCCAAGGTACAACTGGTACCACTGGAGCTCAAGGTGCAATTGGTTCACAGGGTGCTCAAGGCATCACAGGTTCACAAGGAACTCAGGGACTACAGGGAACCCAAGGTATCCAGGGAAACCAAGGTACACAGGGAATCCAGGGTCTACAAGGTGCGTTTAGTACAAGCCCAGTTGTTTACCCTACAAACTCTAGTTCTATCGGTCTTTCAGTACAGGGAGTTGCTTCACAAAGCGGCGACCTACAAGAGTGGTTGAGCCCTGGTGGAACAACTGTGCTTGCTAAAATCACATCTGCTGGAACATTTCAAGCAGTAACGATTGATGGCGGAACTGCTTAATCTGCCTCTTATTTTGCGCCCCTGCTATACTAATTGCATATTTACTAACTAAGTAAAGGATATCCATTAAATGCCTGTACAAACTAAGATTCAGCACCGTAGAGACACGGCAGCTAACTGGACGTCTACTAACCCTACACTTGCAGCAGGTGAACTAGGGTTTGAAACTGATACCAATAAGTTTAAACTTGGTAATGGGTCTACTGCTTGGACTTCTTTAGCTTACGCTGGTTACGCTACTCAGCCTGCAATTAACCCCTTATTTATGATAGGTGGGGTATAATTTAATCATGGCTGAATCCTATAAGATTTTGGGGCAAATTAACCCCGTTGATTCTCAAGAGTATATTCTTTATAACTCTCCTTCATCGGGTTATGGTTCAATTATAACTAATATTACTGCTACTAATCTTTCATCATCACCGCAAACTTTTGATATAAACGTCTATAACAGTGCGTTGACATCAAGTAACTTGGCTGCAACTGCTTCCTCTATATTTTTAGCTGTAGCCAATTCCTCTACAACTGCAGCGTATTCTACAAATGGAATTAGTTGGACTACTACAACTTTGCCTTCAAGTGCTTCTTGGCAGTCAATAGCTTACGGAAATAATACCTTTGTAGCTGTATCTGCCTCTACAACGGCACTTTACTCTACTACTGGTGTTACTTGGACGGCTACTACTATGCCATCAAGCTCTACCTGGCAGTCAATAACTTATGGAAATAGCATTTTTGTAGCCGTAGTCAATTCCTCTACAACTGCAGCTTACTCCACTAATGGAATTACTTGGACGGCAACTACTTTGCCATCAAGTGCCAGCTGGCAGACAGTAACTTATGGAAATGGTACTTTTGTAGCTGTAGCCAATTCCTCTACAACTGCAGCGTATTCAACAAATGGAATTAGTTGGACTATTACGACAATGCCTTCAAGTTCTAGTTGGCAAACAGTAGCTTATGGAAATAACACCTTTGTAGCTGTAGTCTACTCCTCTACAACTACAGCAGCGTATTCTACAAATGGAATTACTTGGACTACTACGACAATGCCTTCAACTAACTACTGGTACTCAGTAACTTACGGAAATAGTACTTTTGTAGCTGTAGCAGGCTACTCAACTGGAGCAGCTTACTCCACTAATGGAATTACTTGGACGGCAACTACTTTGCCTTCATCTCCTCCTTGGACCACATTAACTTACGGAAATAACCTTTTTGTAACTATAAGTTCTGGGTCTACAACTGCAGCTTATTCAACAAATGGAATTACTTGGACAGCAACTACTATGCCTTCAAGCTCAAGTTGGTATGCAGCCACTTATGGAACTGGTGTTTTTAACTACGTATCTCCTGCAGTAAATAACGTTTATAAAACCGCTACTATTCAAGCTAATACATCAGAAGTATTAGAACCAGGAATTGTTTTGGCACCTAATAACACTGTAGTAGTTCGTGGCTCTTCAACAATGGCATTTTCAGCATACGGAGTGGAGTTATCGTGACAACTAACTATAAGATTTTGGGTCAAACCAAACCTACAGCTGCCACTGAAACTCTTAACTACACAGTTCCTGCTGCCACTTCAACTTTAGTTCGTTCTATTAATATCACTAATACATCTTCTACTGCGGATACCTACAGTATTTCGATACCGCCAGTTGTTACGGCTTCCGCAACACCTTTATTTGTAGCTGTAGTCATCTCTTCTACAACTGCAGCCTACTCCACAACGGGTATTACTTGGAGCACCAGTACGATGCCTTCAACTTCTGCTTGGGAATCAATCATTTATGGAAATGGTACTTTTGTAGCTATAGCTAACTCCACTACAACAGCCGCTTATTCAACAAATGGAATTATTTGGACTACTACAACTTTGCCTTCAAGTGCTAGTTGGATAGGGT